CCTAAGGTGGCTTTAGCATCGTCACTTAGAGCATGTTCCAATAAAGTAGGATTTGAAAAGGTTAGGATGACCGATTTTAAGAAATGGTTTAGGAGCAAGTATATACCACGATTTCTCAAGTATTTGGATAGAGAAATCAGCACTGTGAACATGGAAGAATGGTTAAGCCGCTACCCTATAGCCTACAGAGATAAGATGCGTAAGGCTATGGACCGCGATCATAAATCCACGAAAGGGAAAATGGATTGCAATTATGAGGCTTTCACTAAAGTGGAGTTACAGTTTACCACTGTGCCTCACGACTTGAAAGACACAGAGCTAAACGATGCAAAGGAACGCCAAATCTGTGGACCAGTCGATGAGAAGAAAGTGTGGGCTAATGCCTTCATAAATTTGTTGGAAAAGATTGCAACAAAACATATGAAGAGCTATTGCGGTATGGCGAACTGGGTTGAAATCTGTGCATCTCTTGACAAGTTTGAGAAAGAGATACATAATCCAGTGTGGGGTGCTTCTGATGGATCAGGCTTTGACATGACACAATATCCTGAATGTAATCAACTCATGAATGAGCTGATAGTAGCCTGTGCCAAACACCCGAATGTCACACTTGAAGAACCCTTTGAATTAGAGCGGCTAATAGAAGCTTTAGAAGGCAGCCTGACGCTCAAAGTTGGCATAGATCATGGAGACCTCAAGTATGAGGCAGTGGGTCGCGCATCCGGGGATGGATGGACGACCTTTGGGAACACTATGTTGATGATAGCGTACTGGGAATATACCTTTAACTTGGCAGGTATAACCACCTATGGACTCAAAGTCAAAGGTGATGATGTTTTGTTCTGCCTGAGCAAAGCTGACTTGAACCGGCTTGATGAAGCAGTGAGAGAGGTATTTACGAACGGAAAGCATCGGCATGACCATGGACTCGGACAAATTTGCAAGAAGATTAACTATGGCGACATAGATGAGTTAGACTTCTTGTCTAACGAGTTCTTTAGAACCAAGGAAGGTAACATCCGTATGACGCGCATACCGGCC